TCGAGCCAGTCGAGCACGTCGTCAGGGTCGATCATGAGTCCCCCATCGCGTACATCCGCTGGTCCGTCGTCATCTCGGCCGAGACCCTGCTGTCACCGTGGAAGAACCGGCCGCTGGTCAGGTCGTACATGTCGACGTGGTGGAAGCTGCACAGCGCGGAGGCCAACCACCGGAAGAACTCCATGTGGATGCGGTGGCCCGTGTTCGAGAACGCGATGGTGTGCTCCGTGAAGCTGTGGCCATCCACGAACTTCAGGACCGCCGGGTCGTCACCGTTCGGCTGCTCGGGATTGGTCCACTCCAGGACCAGGTGTGAGTCGGAGTGGATGGATCCCATCACCTGGCCGGTCATGAGTAGCCGCCGACGCCTGAGTGGGACCCCTCGCGGACGGCCTTGTCGCGCTCCATCGTCTGGGCGTGGTTCAGCTCCATGCGCCGAATCTCGAAGGCCTGGTTGCCCTTCGCCACCTGTTCACGAAGCTCGAACTCCCTCTCCAGGCCGCAGGTGCGGTAGACGTGGTCCTTTCTCTTGCACCAGTTCTTCCAGAAGAAGTAGTTGATGGTGACCAGCACCACCCCCACCAGAAGCACAGCTGCCAGGATCAATGACTGGGTGAAACTCATGTCGTGTTCTCCTTGTCTCAGCACCACCGCAGGTAGTGATGGGGCTGACCTCGGTCGTGTGTAGTTGTGTCGATTGATGCATGGCAATCATATCATGCCGGCGCGGGGGGTCCAAGGATCTCTTGCCAGCATGACTAGAGTGTGGATCTTGGTGGGTCAGGTCCCATCCGCCTTGCAGACTGGGCAGAGCAGGAGGCAGCCGGTACAGTCAGGGTTGGGGGTCGGGAACATTTTGTCTGAGTAGACTCTGATCAAGCCCACGGGGAGCTTGTCCTCGTCGGGATTGTACCTCGAGCAGCCGGGGCGGTGGGTCCAGTAACTGAGGCCGTGGTGGCAGAGGGCCCGCTCCACGAATCCGCACTGGGTACAGATCTCGATCGTGAGCTCGACGAACAGCTTGGAGGCTTGTACATGGTTGGTGGGCTTACGGGACTCGATGATCTTGCGGTGCTCGGTCCCCTCGAAGTCGGCGAGGGTGACCTTGGCTTTGACCTGTCGTAGAGAGTAGTGGCCGTCAAGACTTTGGTGGGCCTTGTGGACCTGTTCGTGGATGGGTGTCGTCAGATGGTGGGTCATGCGTAGATCCTATCATCTCTCGAGGGTGGATGCAAGGTCCCCTCGCCGGCCGGGTACCTGTATGACGTGGCATAACGTCCCGGGGAGTGCCAGAACCTCAGGGGAGAAACGGTCGTCTACACCACCACCACTTTTCCATTCCTCTTCTACCCCGGGGGGTTCAGACCTTTCCATCTTTCGCCACCACATATACCATGAGGGAGAAACAAACCACCATCTATCACCTTTTTGGTTTTTTTACTTTTTGGAAGGAAGATACATGCATAGATATAAGGATGGATGCATGGATACATACATACATATGCATAGGATATAAGGATAAGGATATAGGATAAGGATATAGGATATAGGATATAGGATATAGGATAATGGATAAGGATATAGGATATAGGATAGTAGCAGTAGTAGTGTAGGCCCTACCCCCTACCCCCACCCATACCCCCGGCATATACCCCCCCGGCATATATGGGTATGCGTAGGATGATGGCCTCCTCAACCCTACCGGAAAAGGGGTGGGCCCAAGCCCAGGCCCAGGACCCAGCATACCCCCATATAGGCCCCCGGACCCATGACCCTCCACCGGTACCCTCTCTACCGGTGGCGGTCCTACACCTACTCCACCCACCCACTCTTCCACCCTTGGCTCTCGAAGTCCACCGGAAAAAAACTTCCCACCCACCACACAGAGGTAAGCCGAGGACCCGCCATATGGGCCCCCGGCCTATAGACCCTCCCTCAGAGGAGGTCCTGCAGAGGAGCGCCCAACCGGGCGACCATCGGGAAGACGTACCCGGAGTTGACCTCGCGCCCGGTCGGAAGGAGCCACCCTGCCTCGACCAGAGCCTCGACCAGCGGGCCATTCTCGGACCAGTCCTTGACCAGGACCTCGCCCTCGTTGAGGTGGATGTCGGGCATGTTGACCGTGACCTTGGCGAAGGGCGCCATGTAGGTCTCGCCCTCGTCGATCTCCTCCTCGTACCAAAGCTCGAGGCAGACCCGGTCACCGGCGGCGTACTTCGAGAACCTCGGGATCAGGTCGTAGTCCTGCCCGAAGGAGTTGAAGTGGAAGTTCATGTCGTTCTCCTTGTTGTGGTTGTTGATCATGGGTCAACCTTATCAGACCCTGGCGCCCCTGTCAAGGCGGAGGTTCAGCGCTCCATGCACTCGGTGGGACCCGGGGCGGCGGGACCGACCCCGCAGGACCCGACCGCGAGCACGTCCTGGGTGAAAGAGATGAGCGCGACCAGGAAGAGGAAGACGACCAGCAGGCCGAGGACGGCGGGAAGGTGGTTGTTGTGGTTCATCGTGTTGCTCCTTTGGTTGTTGTCGTTGATCATGGTATGACCCTATCAGACCGTGGCGCGGTTGTCAAGGCAGCGGGCGCAGGTGCGGAAGGCCCGCCGGTCGGAGGAGTTGGCGCGGGTGAGAGCGGGGTAGCGGTGGGCGAAAGTGGCGTCCTTGCCGCAGAGGGTGGTCTTGGTCCCGGCGACCAGGAGGTGGACGAGGGCCGCACCCTGGAAGCGGGCGTAGAGGTTGGTGTCGTTCATGCCTCCAACCTATAAGACCAAGACCACCCTTGTCAAGGTCACTCGCAGGTGGCGAGCGCCAGGCCCAGGACGTAGCCTTGGTCCTGCTGGCTGACCTCCGGGTCCATCTTCGGAGCCTTGCTCGGGTCCTGGCAGACCTGCTCCATGAGGTCCAGGACCTCTTGCTCCGAGTAGACCTGGAGGACGGAGGGTGCGTTCTCCTGGACCTTCTCCACCCTTGGGTCGAGGTCCTCTCCGCAGGCGCTGAGGCCCAGGACGGCCAGGAGGGCGATGATGGCGATTCTCTTCATGGTGTGGAACTCCTTCGGTGTGGTAGACCTCCCTTCGTGGGTGATCGTGAGCCTTCACCCTATCGGACCCGTATCTCCGTGTCAAGGTGGGAACGAACACCGCCAGGCGGAGAGCCACGGCGCCTCTAGGAGCCTGGGCCGCGTGGAGGAATGCTGGCATTCCACGTCCCACCCACCGACCTCCTACACGCCAAAGAACCCCGCCGAGGCGGGGTCCTTGGTCGGTCAGTTGAAGAGCTCGATCTGCTCCTTGTTCCAGAGCCCGATCTGGTAGGCGATGTCCTCGCCGTTGTTGATCGCCTCCTGGACCAGTCGGGCGGCGATCTTGCGGGCGTCGTCGAAGTAGATCACCTGGCTGTCGGCGATGGCGCAGGCGGTGGCCTCGACCAGCGCGTCCTGGATCTTGCCGAAGGCGTGTGACTGGTAAGCCATCGTGCCGTCGAGCGAGTTGGCGGTGAAGAGCGCGGTGCGCAGAACCTCGAGCAGTGCGAGTGCGGCGGCGTTGATGTTCAGCATGTCGTTCCCCTTGTGGTTGTTGTTCGTTTTGTTGATAGCACTACACTATCGCACCTGCCCGACCTTGTCAAGGCCAAGAGCGGACTTTGTCCAAGGTTTTTTGCGGCGATCTGGGCGCCTCAGCGGCGGAGAGGAATGCTGGCATACCACCTCCGCTCCGAGAGCCTCAGAGGGCCGCCCCTGTCCCCTGTGCAGGAGCGACCCTCCAAGGAGCCTAGTTCCAGATGGCCCGGACGGACCTGAGCATGTGCTTCTCCAGGTCGTCCAACCTCCCGACGCAGAGGTCATGGACCTGGCTCTCCTGCGCCCCGATCTGGTGGATGAGTGCGTGGGCCTGGAGGAGGTCCAGCCACTCACGGTGCATGGTCAGCAGGTGTGGGTGGTTGGTGACCGTGAGAGCCCACTTCACCTCGTCGAAGTCCATCACCCTTCCTCTCTTCCGTAGCGGGCGCCCATCCGGAAGGCCTGGGCGATGTCCCTCAACCTGGTCTGCAGGTCTGGGTCGTCGATGGACATGGAGGCGATGGTGGCAACGTTCTCTCCACCCTCGCCGGTGGCAGAGACCAGGAGGCGGAAGTCCGCCGTGCCCTTGGCGGGCAGGACCTGGATGTGGAGGTTCATGCCTCCCTCCAGATCTCAAGGCGGTCGCCCTTGTTGAAGATCAGGACCTCACCGTCGTAGGGGTCCTTGAAGCCCATCGGGAACTCGATGTCGAGACCCGCCTGGAGCGATGGGTAGGACCAGGTCTCGAGGATGGGCAGGCCCTCAGTCGCGGGCTCGTGGGCCCAGGCGGCGATGGTCATGGCCTCGATCTGGAACCACCCCCAGTGGACCTTGCGGGCCTCGGTGGTGTCCGCGTCGTAGATTGCGGTGCAGAGCGGCATGATCAGGTTCCTTTCGGTTGGTCGGTTGATCATGGCATCACCCTATCAGTCCCCAGCACCCTTGTCAAGGCGAACCGCAGAGGCAAGGTTCACGCGATTGCGCGCTCGAGGGCGATGCCGGACGAATCTCTGAGAGGCCAGGAGCGCTCACAGAATCGCGCTGGAGGGCCGATCGAGCATCACCCGATGCTAGCATTCCTCAAGTCCCTAAGCGCTCCCTAATCGCTTCTCACGCGCCCAACACCAACACCAAGAGAGGCCCGGCGGCTGACCGGACCTCTCTGGTGGGCGGGACCATGATCAACGTGTGGCCTGCCTCCCACGTCCTCCACCCAGCAGGACCACCCTCCGGAGAACCACCTCCAGAGAGTGGGAGCCTGTCCTCCCTGCCCACCTTCACGGGGTTGGAGTCGTACCCGTGTCCGTTTGGCGGTGTGGGTCAACCGCCTCTACCCTCGGTGTGTCGGGGCAGGTCTTCAGTTGTCAGCGTGCGTCCATCCACTGGTCGATCACCTGGTGGACCTTCGCCGGGTGGACGAAGGCGACGAACTCCCCAGTGTGGTCGGAGACGCGGATGGTCTCGGTCGGTGTCCCGCTCCTGACGGTGGTCAGGAGGTAGGACCTGTAGCGGGTTGTTGATTCGATCATGAGTCAACCCTATCAGACTCGTGGGCGGATGTCAAGGTGGCGCAGCACCCCTCAGTCAAGGGGCACCGCACCGTTCGGGTCGCGCTTGACCATGTAGTAGCAGTCGTCACCGACGTAGAGCAGGGTGCCTGTCAGTACGTCGACCCCGCGGTACGCGATGCGCTCGACCCCGCAGACGTCACATTGCTTGTCCTTGTCGCGAGGCGTCTTCGCCTTGCCCGTCGGGTCGCTGCGTCGCATGTCGACCTGCTTCGTTGATGCACCCGTGTGCACCTTGCCGTTCGCTCGTGCGCGGCGACACTTCGCGCGTGCTGATGATGTCGATTCGTGGTCGCAGTTTTGGTGGTTGATCATGCTATGACTCTATCATCACCCTGGCGCACGTGTCAAGGCGAGGCCGGAACTTTTTTGACGCCGTTTGAGGCCCTGTCGTTCCCTGAGGAATGCTGGCATTCCACACCGAGGGAGAGGAGCGCAGAGACGCCGTTTTGACACGCCAAGAGACCCCCTCGCGGGGGCCCCTCAGTCGATCAGTGCGTCAGGCGGTGCGCCTTGCGGTGCGAGATGTAGATGTATCGGGCGTGATCGGTGCCCCCGCGGATCGCGATGAACGAGTCACCGAATCCGTTCCCCTGATGCCCTGCATCCCAGATGCAGACCCGTTGCCCCGACCCGTCCTCGAATCGGCAGGTGTCATGCGCGGGCGTCGAGGGGGCAGCGTTCGTGCCCGTCGTCGTTGCGCCGATTGCCGAGACTGCGAGCGCGGTGATCGCGAGTGCGATCTTCATATCATCATCTCCTTTTGGTTGATTGTTGATGATGTCATCATCCTATCAGACCCCCCATGCCCTGTCAAGCGATTGGGACACTTTGTTCGAACTTTTTTTTTCGGAGCCGTAGGAGCACGCACGAGCCGAGGCGTATGCTGGCATTCCACGTCGCGGCCCACGGCCTCAGATCGCTCCGTACGGCTTCGCCCACATCGTGGGCACGACCTTGACAACACGCCACCGATCACCCCCCCGGAGGGGGGTGTCGGCGTGGGGGTCAGTCGGTCGCCTCGGCGGCGGCCGCTTCCTCGGCACGCTTCGCGGCGGCCTCGGCCTGCGCGACCTGCCAGGCGCCGAAGCGCTTCTTCAGGGGCGCGAGCGCCTTCCCCTCGATCGCGTACCGCGACCCCTTGCCCGGCAGGGTGTCGCCCTGACCGTTGGCGCGAGCGTCGGAGCGCAAGAACTTGCGCAGCGTGCGGGGGGTGGTGCCGAACTTCTCGGCGACCTCGGCGGTGGTGAACTGTGCCATGATGATCATTCCCTTCGGTGATTCGCCCCCCCGTTGGGGGCGATGAGATAATCATGCCATACCCTGCCCCCCGCGTCAAGGCGAATCGGCACTTTGTTCAAACTTCTTTTGGCGGGCTCTACCATGCGGGTCGCTCGTTGTCAAGGCGGGGACCAAACTTTCTCTACCACACCCGGAGCCCGATGTCAAGGCCTGAGCCCAACTTTTTACCAAGGCGTCAGCGCGTCCCTGCGGCGGCGTGGCGTGACTCCGTATGCCAGCATTCTACGTCGCCCGAACGACGCCTAGACGCCGCCGTACCGCCCCGGAGGGCGGTCGGTGGGTTGGGGTCAGGCGTCGCGCAGGGCGCGGTTGATGTCGATGGATCGCGCGATGTGGGGCATCTGCGTCGAGGATTCGATCCCCTCCATGAGGAGGTCGATCATCAGGTTCACCTCGCGTGCCCCATGCGCGGCGCGCAGGGCGTCGGTGTGGGGGGTCTCGGGATGGGTGTGGGTGTCGGTCGAGACCGATTGGATCAGGACCTTCGGGTCGATGTCGAATGCATCCCCGCAGACCTCAAGGATCGCGTCGACCGGGACCATCGGAATGTCGAGGTCGTCGAGTTCGGTCTCGAGCGCCTCGCGCGTGTCGTCGTTCATGTTCATCTCCTTTGATTGGTTGATCATGCCATGATCCTACCATGCTCATCGCGACCCTGTCAAGGCAGGGAGGCAAAAAAGTTTTTTCCCAAAACCGCCCGTTTCGCCTTGACAACCCCCTCCCCGCATGAGATGATATGCATATGAACAACGAACCGATCAACATGACCGCGACCATCGCCCGCCGCATCGCTGACCTGCGCGCCACCGCGCCGATCCGCATGCCCGACCGCCCCGCCGACCGCTCGCGCAACGCGCAACGACCCCCCGCCCCTGCCCGACGCCGCCGCATCATCCGCTGATCGACCCCGCCCCCGCAAGGGGGCAGAAGGGCGTCACGGCGTGTCTGGGACCGTTCCACACCAAGGGGAATGCTGGCATTCCTGTCGCCCGGCACGGCGTTCAAACGCTCCGCAACGCCCCCGAAGGGGCGCGCGTTGGCGCGTCAGAGGAGTCGGTCAGCGATGCGTCGGGTGAGCAGGGCGATGAAGCGGGAGTCGTCGATGCGGTCGGCGAGCAGGTCGTGCGTGTCATCAGTCGCGTCGGGGTTGAGGTCGTCGAGCATGTCGATGTCGTAGGAGGGGAAGAGCATGTCAAGGTTGCAGTTGTGGATCATGTCGTTGATGTCGCGGTCGAGGGCGTCGAAGAGGTCGGCGCGGGAGTCGATCGTCGCGTCGGTGGGGATCATCAGTTCGGCGCGGAAGTAGTCGCGCAGATCGTCGATCGTGGAGTGCGGGTAGGCGAAGTTCGCAGTCAGGTCGGCGAGGGTTCGCATCGATGCGGTGAGGAGGTTCGTTGTCATGATGCAATCATCGCAGATGGGAGGGCGGTTGTCAAGGTGCAGGGAGTGGTTCGCGCATCTTTTTTTTCCTCCCCCAAACTCCTTGACATCGGGGCGGGAGTGTGGTAGAGAGGTGCCTAAGTTACTGCCAAGTAACCCCTCCCTCGCCTTGACACCCCTGCGCGGGGCGTGGTAAGGTATACCCATCATCAACAAACAACCAAAGGAGCACGACATGAACACGATCACCGCCGCCATCATCTGGGTCGCCCTCATCCTCGCCGGGGTTGCGGTCGCAGTCGGACTGCACATGCACGACTTCGCCACCGACTGCGCGACCAACTCGGGTACCTTCTCGCTCGAGGGGGGCACCGCCTGGTGCAGGTACTGACCTGATCCGCCCGCCCCTCCGGGGGCGGAGTGGCGTTTAAACGCTCCCTGAGCGCCGCAGGGTCGAAGAGGAATGCTGGCATTCCCGTCTCCCCCAGCGTCCCCCAGACACGCCCCTACGCCCCCCGAAGGGGGCGCAGAGCGCGGATCAGGTGTCGTGGTTGGGGAAGCATGCGCGAATCGCAGCGCATGTCGGGTCGTCGTCGTCGAAGCAGATCGCGTAGTCGATCGCGTGCAGGGGGCAGAGCGATTCGTCGAGTCGCAGCATCGAGAGCGTTTGCGCGTCGAGGGCGCGGATGCAGTTGCGCAGCGTTTCGGCGAAGTGCGAGTCGGCGAGCAGGCGCGGGTCGGATTCGTCGATGTCGATGAGCAGGGAGCGAAGCGCGAGCGATTCGTTCATGTCGGGGTCGTTGTCGGGTGCGCAGATGAAGTTGATCAGCGCGATTGCGGTTTGGTTTTTGATCATGGCATGATCATATCAGCGGGAGGGGGGCGAGTCAAGGCAGGGAGGGGGGTTGATCGAACTTTTTTTTCTCCCCAAACTCCTTGACAATGCGCGGGAAGTGTGGTACCGGCCCGGTCAAAAAAGTTTCGACATCGCCTTGACACCCTCGCATGGGGCATGGTAGAGTATGCTCATGATCAACAATCAACCGAAGGGAATGATCATGCACATCAACGACATCGCGACCACCGCGACCCGCATCATCGAACTGCACCACCTCACGCCCTCCACGACGCGCGCCCACCGCCTCGCGATGATCTCGCGACACGCGCCGCACGCCTCGCGCATGACTCGACTGCGCATCCTGACGCGCATCGAACAACTGCTCGAACGCTGACCGCCGATGCGCTCCCCTCCGGGGGGGCGCTGACGCGTGTGTGGGACGCCGTCAGAGGCACGGGAATGCTGGCATTCCTCCCACGCCCCAACCCCCTCAGATCGACGCTGACGCCCCTCAACCCCCCCTCGCGGGGGGGCGTCGGGATGCGATCAGTCGGTCGCGTCGTCGGATGCGGTGCGCGCATCATTCCATTCGTTGAATCGCGTCGTCAGTCGCGCGATGTCGCGTTTGGTCGAGGGGAGGGTGTATCGCGATCCCTTCCCAACCCCCATCCCCTCAGCGCGCAAAAACTTGCGAAGCGTGCGCGGGGTCGTGTCGAGGTTCGCAGCGAGTTCGGTGGTGTTCGTCATGATGATCATCCTTTGATCGATTCGAAGTATCATCGTTTGATGATGTCATCATCTTATCATCGTCGTCGGGGCGTCGTCAAGGCGAATCGCACTTTTCCCGAACTTTTTTTTGACCTTGACATCAGGGCAAAAGTGTGATTGTCAAGGCACCCAGAGTAAAACCTTGATGCCCACCATGTGGGGACTACCTTGACAACCCCCCCGTGTCATGAGATGATTATCTCGATCAACCACATTGACACACTGAATAGGGGAAAAGAATGATGATTCCGATTCACAAGATTCCGATGGAGATGGATTCTCCCCCGCTGCACGCTATCGTTAGGGGGGAACTCGACGGATTGCCTCGGGAAAGGAATACCGCGACCGAGTTGCAGAACGCAATCTACCATTCCCGCGACGAGAATCATATCTCGTGCATGATGGATTGGGCGATGCAGATCCGAATGGAATGCGGGTATTCCTGGGGAGATTGCATCGAAGCCGCGATGATTCTCTATTACGGATAACGGAAAGGGAATGCCCCCGAGAGGGGGTTTTCTCTCGTGTTTATACGCGGAAAGCGTCAGCGAGCCGCTGAGGCTGTCATGCCCGACGGCGTATGCCGGCATACCACCCGCCCGTTGCCCCGCTCACGGACGCTCCTACGCCTTGGTAAAACTTTGGCCCATCTCCTTGACAACCGCCGACGGATGTGGTAGAAGAACATGGGTGTAACTCCTTGACAACCACCCACGGATGTGGTAGGACCCGGCCAAAGTCGACCAAAAGTGTCTACTTTGAATCGCCCTGTTCGCCTTGACTCGTGCTCGCGGGGCATGGTATGGTATACCCATGATCAACAAGGAGGTGAATGACATGAAGATGACGACCGCTGACATCGCGACTGAGCTCGCGACGACGCCTCGCACGCTCCGCAAGTTCCTGCGCAGCGAGGGGCGCGGGGTCGGCAAGGGTGCACGCTACGCCCTGCCGGGCTCGAAGCGCGAGGTCGCCGCGCTCGCGAAGCGCTTCTCCGCATGGGAGGAGGCCCGCAAGGCGGAGGCCGACGCCACCACGACCGAGTGATCGGTCTTGCCCCTGCCCCTCACGGGGTGGGGGCACACCCCCGTGTAAGGGCGTACGCGGCCCGTAGGGACGGGTCCGTGGCCCCCGGAATGCTGGCATTGGCCCCACCCCCCTGCTCGCGCCAGGAGCGATCCTACGCCCTCTGACAGGGTGATGGGTCCGCGGGGGGTGGGCGATCGTGGGTCCCGTCGAACTGACATAACGCCGAAGGCGTCAGCGAGCGTTTGAGGCGGTGTCAGGGGACGCGGAATGCTAGCATACGGGGCACCCCCCTGCCCCCCGCAGATCGCTCCCTACGCCCCCACGGACGGATCCCTACCTCGCGAGGGGTCGTGCCAGGCACCAAAGTACACTATGTTCATCGACTTAGTCGACATTGGTCCAAAGTGCACTATGTTTATTGACTTAGTCGACTTTGGGAAAGTCGAGGAAGTTGATCGACATAGATGACGGAGAGACGGGACTACTCTGGAAACGGAAACCCAGCAGCTCCTCATCTTTTTGACACACGAAACCACCCCTCCGGAGAGGGGCAGTTCCGTTTCGGTCAGTCGGTCTCGACCTCGTCCTCGACCTCGTCGACCTCCGACTCGGCGGCTTCCGCGGCAGCCTTCGCGGCGCGCTCGGCGCGCTCCTCGAGCTGCTTCTGGTGCCAGTCGGAGAACTGCTTCCGCAGCTTGTTGACGTTCTTCGCGGTCCCGTCGATCGACCAGCGTCCGCCCTTCCCGGGCTGCTCGTCGCGCGGGGTGATCGACCGCAGGAACTTCCGGACGGTCCGTCCGTCGGTCTCGAACTTCTCAGCCAGCTCCGCCGGCGTCACGACCTTCGACATGTCAATCATCTCGTTTCTCTATGTAGTTGCCAAATCCCCCCTCGATTGAGGGGCGATGCCCCATCCTACCATTCCCTGCCATGCGATGCAAGGCGACGGAGCTCTCCCACATAACGATCGTGTAACGCCCAGCCCGACGGGAAGCCCGGGTGCGCTCCCCAGCCTGACCTGGGGGTCCCATCCGGAGCCTTGGAAGCGTCCGTGGGACGTGTCCGTGCCATATCGTATGCTAGCATACGGGGCAAACGCCCAAGGCGCTCACGGACCGCTCTGTGAACTCGGCTACGGAGCATTCCCGGGGAGAAAACCGTTGTGAAACGTCCCAAAACGGAGCCAAAAGGCGCTTGAGGAAGGAACTCGTGGGAAACTCGGACTCTTCTCGGCCGGCTCCGGGCCACTCGTTGGAACCAGTGTCATTCCGCCAAAAGATCCCTTCCGAAAACCACCTTCTTCTGTTTCATCTCAGAACCCGGACCGTGGCCATTCCCCATCCAAACTCCAAACTCAGAACACCGTTACCGAAACACGGACAACGCGGATTCCCAAGGAAGTATCATTCCCCACGGGACTTATCCGTTAGAGGACGGATCCAGAGCCATTCCGTGACGGATCCTTCTCCATTCCGTAACGTAACAGCTGGTGCGTATGGTTCCGTTGGTGCGAACGAGAAGACGAGATACTTTGGACGGAAAAACCCAGCAGCTCCTGAACTTTTCGTCACCCGTGTCGGCGCCCGCCCGTCGCGAATCGTCGCGCACCTGCCAGAACGTCCCTAAAGAAGTCAGAGAGTGCTTCTGGATAAAGCAGGATAGCCCACCTGATCATCGATCACTTCACCCTTTCCCGTTTCCTGAAATCGACCTCAATGACTTCCTCCGTATCACGTATTACTCCCGCTCCCCTCAAGCTCAACTCTCCCTGGACCACCATCTGACAACTTAGCCAGGCAGATTCAGGAGAGACGTCTGGATTGGCACGTACGACGCGGGCCCAGAGTTGCGCTCTCAGCGCCAGAGCCTGTATCTCGTGCGGCCGAGGAGTGCGGGAGGTTCTAAGAGTACAGTAACAAAAGTACCGTCGGGCCCACTCCCAATGCTCCAGAGGCACGACCAGATTCAGTTCACGGAGGTGTCCTCTGACCATGAACTGTTCGCAGTTGGTGTCGTGCTCCATCTAGCCCTCCCAATAGCCCGAGTGCGACTCCCAGCTCAACCCCCAACCGGGGTCAAACCTCCACCACATACTTCCCCCTCACCCCCTCGCCCGGAATGTTGGCTGCGGTAGTTGTTCGCGCCGCGGGCGTAAGCCCCGCGCAGCGCGGACGACCACTTCAGTCAGACGATGATCCGAATCCCTTACCCCAGCCTTCCACCAATGGCTCGTCCGGATGGTGGGCCCCCATGTGCTCCATCCAAAGAGTGAAGGCCGCAGCACTCAGAAGCAGAGCCTGGCTCGCAGCCTTGAACATCGCCCCGATGGACTTCCCGTCGTTCTCCGGCACGGTGAAGACGATGTCCACCTGCCACTCTTTACAGACGGGGCATTGGCTTGGAATCCCCGCATACGTGTCGGGTCCCAACTCTATCTCGTCATCTCTCAGGTCCTTCATCTCTCTTCTCCTTTACCAGTCTCCAAAAGGTTGGTTGACGTCCTCTCTTTCTCTTATAGTCTGGAGGAGCTGGGACCCGTTCGAAGTCCTCATCCTCTCTCAACAGCTCAGACAGACTCCCCGGATTCCTCCAGCCCAAATACGTCTGTATCTCCTTAGTACTAAGGGGGCGATCCTGCAGTTTCAGGGCGTTAGCTACCCGATGCTTGGTTCCCAGCCCTCGATCCGCGAACTCAGTCCTGGTCTCAGCCTCGTGGGTCTTCAACCATCGTCGTCTGGCTTTAGGTTTGGACGGCACCCCAGCTCCCAACCATCTACAGACCAACAGAATGCTCAGTTCCCAAGGCTTCATGTCCATCTCCTGGGCCCTAGCCTCAAGTTCGGCGAACTCATCATCCGTCAACCAGATACTTACTCTTGAAGACATGTTCATATCGTCCTTATCGTTGGAGTATTCTTATCAATCAATCACTCATATGCATGAGGTGATCGATAAAATGGACGATATACTAACCAGCTTATAGAGTCAATAATGATGTTCCAGCACCCTATGCGGTGTTACCTCCGATTCCCGTGTACTTCTCCACGTGCCAGCGCTTCTCGGGGTTCTTGCCGAGGATCCTGGTCCAGGTGATCTTGTCCTGAATGCAGGTGGCGCGCTCTCCATAGGCCGTGGCTATTACCGTCAGCTCAGTCCCGCAGTCGGGGCACCTCATTCTGTGACTCATCTCTTGTCCCTGTTTCTCCAGAGGTAGATGCCGGCGACCACCAGAAGCCCAAGCGCGATCACGTAGACGTACCAGTCCTCCGGGTCAATGACCCCCTCGGTCCAATGCTCGAGGCTCATGCTCTGCTCCACACCATGAGCAGCAGGCAGGCCCAGAACATGAGACAGAAGCCGAACATCAGCGCGAGTCTCATTTCCCGTTCACCTTGGCCCTCCTCCGCCAGTTTCTATTCCTCTCCGCTATGCAGATGCTGCAGTCTCTCCCGTTCTTGGTCTTACCGTCAGACTTGTACTTCTGGACCCCATAGACGTCCAGCGGGTGGTCGTTCTGGCACCTCTCCTTGGGCTTGTTGGTGCCGCCAATGGCCGGCCCCCCCGACTTGTCCCTCTTGGGGTCGTAGACGCCTCTTCGGGCGAGCCAGTATCTGACGGTGCGGGGGTTGGCGCCGGTGGCCTCAGCGATCTCCCGAACCCGGCTACCTGCCTCGTACATCTCCACCATCTTGTCAGCGTCGAAGCGGGGACCCGTGCGCAGACCCCCCCGTCGTTGTGCGTCACGGTCCGGCGTGAACCGACGGGTCGCGGGCTTTGGCAGTGGCGGCAGACCCTCCCGTCGACGGAGCTCAGCTCTGGTCATGATGTCGTCGACCCCGTTGTCGATGTCCTGCTGGAGACGCTCCTGGAACTGGCGCTCGATCTGGCCCCAGTCGAGGCCCCCACCGTAGCTGGGCGGTTCTTTGTGGCCGTGACTTAACCGCCCGTTCTTCCTGCCGGCCTGCTTCATCCTTCCTCCTTCTCTAGTTCGACGCCGAAGATGGGCACATCCTCGGTGGTCAACCCCTTGCTGAGCTCGATGCTCACTCTGTCCACGAGACCATCGGTCAGAGGGTGGCGGGAGTACTTGTTGTGGCCGGTCACCTTGAGCTGCCCGTCCTCCTCCAGCTTGAGCGGCTGGAACCTGATGGTCGCCACCTCGCCCTCGGGGATGGTGCCCCCCGTGACCCTCATGGTGATCTCCACCGTGGTGTAGTCGAGGGCGTGCCGCATCTCACCCTCGGAGGGGATGGTCAACAACCTGGTCTCCTCAGGGTTGACCTCTAGACCTCTGTAACCGTTACTCACTTCAGACTCCATCCGTTGCCGTGCTTTTGGACCTTTGGGTCCCTTGTCAACTGCCTGTACGCCTGTTGGTATGTGATGCCGGCCTGATCTGCTATGGTACGCGTCTGCTGGATTCCGCCGAGCATCGAGAGCGCCTCACCTGCGAGCGACCCCCTCCTCGACGCCCCATCGCTTCCCTGGCCACTTCCATTGCGACCCCTCGAGCGGTCACCGTTCATGGTGTGGGACATCTCCTGCTCGTCGTCCTTTCGCCAGGTACTGATCTGGGGTTCCCACCTGTTGTTGTCGAGGTTACCCAGCTTGAAGATCTGGCCCGGCGCCACCTTGGACTCTACCTCCATCTTCACGGTAGATTGGGAGGACTTGAGCAGGTACATGCTGTCCTCAGACCAAGCGTGGTTGGCCATTGAGCCGAGCATCCTCTGGCCCATCCTCTGCCTGTCGGCCTTCCCAAGGTGGTGGACCACGATTATCGCCACGTTGTGCTTTCGGGACAGCAGCTTGATGGGTCGAAAGATCTTGGTGGTCATCTCCTGGGCACGATTCTCATCCACCTCACCCGCGGTCATCATCAGAGTGTCGACGACGACCAGGCGGTGCTGGTCCTTGCCCATGCCGTGCTCAAGAATCTCGTCGAGACGAAGCTGCCAGAGATCGTCGCTCAGGACGACTCCGCTTTGGACCATCGCGTCGACGTCCGGGTCGAAGTCCTGCTCCTCCGCGGGCGGGAGCCAGTAGATGCCACCGTCCTCGGAAAGCTCCATCTTGTCAACGGTCTTCCCGGACCAGATCTTCGCACCTCGAGTCTTGAGGGTGGGAGGAGGGTCCTCCTCCTGTATGTAGAGAACCGGACCAGGGTTACGTACGGGGAAATGGCCCAAGAAGTCCGCACCAGTAGCCACGGATAGAGCAAGATCGTAACCGATCCAGCTCTTCCAAGTCTTTGGTTCTCCAGCGATAAAGCCGCAGGCCCCCTCAGTGAGTATCGACTCCACCAACCAGACTGGTCGCTTGATGTTTCTGAGCAGTACTCCCAGCCTCTGAGGCTTCTGCCAGTCACTCTCCTCATCCAACTCCTCCTTTACTTCCTCAGACCGAGACGCGATGGCCTTGGATGCCTCCGCGATCAGCCTCTTCATCTCGTCCGCCCGCCCCGCGAACTTGTTCCACACCAAGGGCTGCATCACGGCGACGATCTCGGTGGTCGACGCGCCGGCATCTGCGAGGCATCTCATGAGATACCACATCTGGGCGGATCGATCCCCGCTGACCTCGCGGGCGTTGAGCAGGTCCCTTGCGGTGTGGTTGAGCTTGAGCTTAACGCGGGCGATTACCTTGAGACGATCGATGTCCTCGATCTCTTGCTCTAGAGCCTCCGTAAGTTCACCAGAGACTGCACCCCGCACCGGGGGCAGGTCATGGAAATCTTCCACGGTGTAACTCTGACCCGCAGACCATAGGAGGCGACCCCGAGGTGCCTGTCCGCCGTTAGCTTCAACACGCTCCGGCTTGAAGTTGGGCCAACCGGGGAGTCGTAGCAACTGTGTAGTATCCCAGCCCCCAAGATCGGCACCCAGATGGTAGGTGAGACGTTGATTCTCATTCCCTGGCCATGAGGCTCCCTGAAAGTCACCGTCACTGGCAAGCCATAGCGCCTGGTATCGCCCTGGAGAGGACTCCCAAGCGACGGTGGGAGGGTAGTCAGAGATCTCTCTGGGGTCAACTTCGTCCAGGTCTGCCCAGAGTGCGTGCTCGTCCATAGCCAGATCCGATCGTCTGGCGGGAAACTCGAAGAGTGACGGGCACCAGTAGACGTCATGGCCCTCCTTCAGATGCTGGTCGAGATACTCCCTGATCTCCTGACGGTCGTTGGGCCATCGGAAGCTTTGACCTCTACGGTCCTTCTTGTCCCGTTCTCCCCGGCGTGGGTCGGGCCCCTCGTTGTAGCCTTCCCGCCTGAGGCCGGTCTCCATCTGCTTCTTGCGGTCGATGTAGGGGAAGAAGCAGTATCCGCTCTGGTTACCCCACGCCTTCGAGATGACGTTGATGGTTCTCGTGAGATTCACAGCTGGGTGACTCCTGTAGCCGGTGCTGGGGTCAGCTTGGTGTGTTTCTTGCCGAGCTTCAGCTCAAGGTTACCGTGATAGTTGACCTGGCCGGTGAAGGTGGCGTTGTACGTGTCTCCGTCTATGACCACCTGCCAGAGAAACCCATCAAGAGCCTCAGCCATCTGCTGGGGGGTGGTGTAGACGAGGTCACCCCGACTGGGAGGCTTGGTCTTCTCCTTGTTTCTCTCCTCCAGGATACAGACCCCCGTGCACTTGCAGCAGGTCCCGCACTGGGGAAGACCATGACAGGTCTGCAGCTTGCAGTCGTAGCTGCTGGTGCCCTGGCAGGCCCCCTCCGGGGCGCTCACGGCTGCAGCCTCGGGACGTCGCCGCCCCTCTTGATGTACTTGCCCGCGTCACGTGCGAGCTCGAGGATCGCCTCCGCCTTGGGAGTACCTCGATCGGGTCTCCCGGGGTCGTCGACGTAAGCGTTCTCAAGCCAGTCGAGTATCTCCTGTCGACCCTGCTTGAGTCCCTCGATGCGGCTCTCCTCGCGGATCTCGTCGATCTCCGCCGGTGTGAACTGCAGTGGTTCCTTCTTCTTCGCCTCCGGCATGTTGTCGTCCTCCTCGGTCGGTGTGGATGTCGTCGATTATCGTGACGAGGAAGCAATCATATCGTCTCGGGAAACTTCTCGTCAAGGTGGAATAAGAATACTCGTCGGGGTGCGACGGGCAGTCCGCTGGTGTCACTATTGCGCGCTGGAACCAGATGCGATATGATTGACTATAGCGCGATGCGACGACCGAGGAAAGCGAGTGTGCCAGTGTGATACAGATGTCGGAGCTCGTTCAGGACCGCCATTACAGGCGATACCTGGACACCAAGCCGGAGCTGCCTGAGGCCGCCAACACCAAGGGGTGGAACTCCAGTCCTCCTTGGGTGGTCTACGTTCAGCGGGAGGCGAACGGCAAGTGGGGAAAGCGTGAGTTCTGGAAGTACAGGAAGGCGCTCAAGTTTCTGTATCGGGCCCTCGAGCTGGGAGTGCACGATGCAGCCCTCAACTGCAAGCGTATCGGATTCGAGCCGCCCATCAGATTCGCCCGCATACGCGGTAAGTACGTGGAGGGTTCCGATGGCAAGATGCGACCCGCGACCAAGAGGATCTGGTGGCGGCCAGTGCTCATGGAGGGCGACCAGGAACATCTCTGGTGCATGTACTGCCGACGCCCCGTCATCTTCAAGTACTTCAGCAAACACAAGAGGTTAGGAGAGGTAGACCAGACCGTGAGGAGGTGCACCATCTGCGGTGCATCTGAGAGAATCGCAGTTATGCCCAAAGGAAGGAAACCGTGACTGACACCATGACTCTGCAACATCGATGGGTGAAGCACACCATCACACCGATCTCAGTGCTTCCCGACCCCGACGACGACAGGCAGGTGGTCGCTATCGAGGATCCGAAAGACGTCGAGCTCGCCGAGGAGCAGTCAGTGTATGGCTGCGACATCTGCGGCGTATCCATGCCAGGCAACACCGACACGACCTGCCCGGGGTTCTCGGATGACGAGATTCCGACCAGGTGATTGGCTGCGCTGGTCCACACCCACCAGCGTGAAGGAGGGCGAGGTCACGGCCACCAGTGGTCCATCGATGGTCGTGCGTTGGCTTTCTGGCGAGGAGCAGGTGTTCCCGATCTATGACATCTACGTGCAGTCGCATGTCGGCGTCGGTGATCGAATGGTACGCATCGAGAGACCCAAGGAAGCATCCCGAATCGAGCGGGATCGTGCGCGGGGGGTCATGAGCGTGCGACGAGCCGCAGCGTCTCTGGGCGTATCCCCCAAGCGCGTTCGTACCATGATCCGCAGCGGTCAACTCGTGGGGCACCGCAAGGATGGAAAGTGGGTGTCAGTGGAGCTGTGAGTAAACGTAGTCGCTACGAGCAATCCAACATGAGAGGCGGGCTGGGTGTACGTAAGCGCCTGTCTGAGGAGTCGATGCGACCCACGTACCGACTCAACGGTGTTAGAACCGGCTTTGCCGTGGCGCGTTGCTACGACCGCTTCGCAAGATGGGAGGGAGGCTACACCGTAGGAATCATAGTCCGCAAGACCGTGTCGGTGGTACAGATCCGATGGGCGGACGAGCCGGAGAGCATCAAGAGCTACGACCAGGGGGCTGCACGCTACGAAGTTGATCGAGGTCGCTGGCGAATACTGGGCCCCATTCAGAACTCCCCACTGGCGGAGAATGACCCCCTGCGGCTTGCCTTGACAACCTTGCGCGAGAGTGCAAGAATGGGGGCATCGGCAAATGCCGGTGCTCCAACGACCGAGGAGCAAGAGACCGAGGAACAGGATGATGAGATGGCACGAGAGCTGAGTCAGGCCGCGGCGGAGAGAGCTCAAGCACGCGCGGCTCTGAGGAACGGCACGCTCCAGGAACGTGAGACCTACACCGCGAAGCAGATCGCAGTCAGGTGTGGGACTGACCCGAAGACGATGCGGAAGTTCTTCCGCAGCAGTCACTCGACCGTCGAGCCCGTGGGCCAGGGAGGTCGCTACGAGTTCGACGCGAAGGACATGCCGAAGATCAAGAAGGAGTTCGTGACCTGGCGGAAGAAGGCCAAGGCGCGATCCACCCACAACTCGAGGCCGGTCGTACCGGGAGACACCGAGGAGGTTGAGGAGCTGAAGCGCCAGGCACGCTCCATGGGGGACGACGAGTTCACCGGGGATCAACTCGCCGACGCGGTCCAGGCCCAGCACGACCAGGAGGTCGCCGCCTTCGAGAAGCTCAAGGAGGACGGCCTGGTCTTCGGTGAGGAGCCAACTGAGGAGGACCTCGCCGAACTCGAGGACCTCGACCTTGACGACCTGGACGCTGAGGAGTGAACCAGCGCATAGTTAGATACCATGGTTACACCCTCGAGATTACTCCCGTAGCCATTGACGTCGTCACCCCAAGGGGCTACTACCTCGTCTACAAGGTGGACCTCCGACAGGCCATGCTGGCAATCCACTGGCACCGCAAAGTCATGCGCCAGTTGACATCCGATCAAAGATGACATAAGATTGCCCCATCATCAATCGAGCGCACGAAGGAGTTGAACATCATGGCACTACGCAAGAGGCGGAAGAATCGCGACCAACAGATTCACAACGCGATACTTGACGTCGACCGCTTCAAGGCAGTCAGGGTCGTCTATGAGGGCCCCGACCATCAGGAGGTCGAGATCACGCTGAAGAGCAAGGACGGTGAGGTGGTGACGCTATACGTCAGGTCACACATGGTGCCGGCCCTGATCACCGAGCTCACGAACGCCTACGAGGCAATCAACCCGCCGATGTACCGGGGAAACCAGGCATCGAACTGGCAGGGGATGGACTGATGAGAACACGACCAACAGGCCCCTGCCCATGCGCCTGCAACTCGGGTGGATTCTGTGGCGGTTGCGGCCACGCAGGATGCGGAGGTCGACGGTGACCCCCTCAGTCTGGGTACTTGCCGGGCTGCTGGTGGTCGGCTACATCGTGGTTGAGATCCTGCACTGGCTCGAGAACAGGCGGCGACGCTGATGGCTGTCACCCGTCGTCCCCGACGCTACTGGATCATCAACTGCCGAGAGTGTCACACGAACTACATCCACACCGAGGACGGTCGGACCATCGGTACCCCATGTAAGCACAGCAGGAAGCGAAAGGTTCTGTAGTGGCCAAGAAGTGCAAACCTTCGACCTATGCCGTGATCACCGGCAAGGACCGTATCACCTACGGTTTTCGGTGTGCCAAACACAAGATCTACTCCAAGCGGTACTCGACCCAGGAACTTCGGGATCAACGCCTGAGGGAGCATCGGCGGAGCGCCAAAAAAGGTGCTAAGTAGACCGCTCCCGCCTTGACTTCCGCCTATGGGGCATGGTAGGATGATCGCATGATCAACCGATCATACAACACCATAGGGAGATGAACATGAGAGACCTTGACATGGGCGACGTCATGGACGACGCTCGACGCCTGGAGGACGAATACAACGACAGGCTCTACAGGGAGCTCGAGGAGCTGGACCCTGCCGAACTGGGTCGGAAGCTCTACTGGATCGGCATCCTTGCCCGCAAGGGCGACTGGGACGCCATCAGGTTGCTCCGGATGATCGACACCATTCGGTTCGACCGCATCAACACCACGCTCTGCGAGGGGTGCTGGGACCGCTACGGGTGCATGATGTGCTGCCCGTGGGACGATGGGGGCCTCGCCGAGGCCTTCAGCCGCGAAGCGGAGGAGGAGGCGCTCGGTCGCCCGCTCTTCCCAAACGAGTACTGAGAGGGATGAACGACATGGCACAAACGAAACTGATGGACGCGATGGACCTGATCGACCGTCTGGACGACGAGGAGTTCAGTCAGATCATCGACTACATCCGCTACAAAGTCAAGGCCCGACAGAAGGAGAAGTCGGCCAGGGCGTTCGCCACCATCACGGTCGGCGACCGGGTCAGGATCGTCGGCCCGACCAAGCCGCAGTACCTGGCCGGCCAGACCGGGACCATCGAGGAGAAGCGCCAGTCGAAGCTGACAGTCAAGCTCTCGGGTGGCCCCGTCGGGAAGTTCAAGTCGGGGAAGGTCATTTGCCCCGCGTCCATGCTCGAGAAGATCGGGTGATCGCCATGCCTGGACTGAGCAACTACCCCCCGGGAGTCTCCGGCAACGAGCCCCAGATCGCCGGCGAGGAGGAGAAGCTGTTCCTGGTCTGCGAATGCGGGGAGGCGTTCGACACCATCGAGGACGCTTGGGAACACCTCGAAGTCGACGGTGACGAGGACCACGACTGCTCCTTCAAGATCCTGCCCGAATCGGAGGCGATGTGATGACACTCCACACCAAGGATGAGATGGTGGCGACCCACGAGTGCGGGTTCACTGGCACCCTCGCGGCCCTCGAGTTACACAGCTGCGACATCCAAGAGTTCGGGGGAAGGTGCGAGGACTACCCCTGCTGCGGACACACTGACGGAGGCGGGTGCCAGACCACCCCCGAGATGACCTCCGCCTTCTACCACCGCAACCCGCAGTTCCTGCACGAGCCCGGTTCGCCGGAGTGGTTCGACGCCATGGAAGAGTACGAAGAAGGAGATGAGGAATGAAGATCAAGGAGTACGCGTACTTGCTGGGCGGTGCCATCTGCATCACGGCGGCGGCCATCCTGGCGGGGGTGACCCGGTCATGACTAAGCCCCTACCCGGACACCTCGGCCAGGAGAAGGACACCGAGCGCCGACCTCTCGAGGAGCGCCTGGGATTCGCCGTCGGGGTCTTCCTGGGAACCTATCTCAGCATCCTCCTGATCGTGCTCCTGGTGGTACGGGGGGTGATCCTGTGAGCATGCTGGAAGCAGACTGCACCCGCTGTCGTGAGATCTTCGTACCCCACGGTACCGACCCCGTGGACCTCATCCATGGAGAGACCTACGCCGGCAAGGAGTGCGGAGGCATCGGCATCATCCTCGGTGCGTGGCTGACTGCAGGAGGGAAGCCTCCACCCAAGGAGCTATACGACTCCCTCAACGAGATGGAGACCCACGCACTGGAAGTTCCCCACTGCCGGGACCTCGACTGCCAGTGGCACTTCCCGAAGCCGCCCCTGGAGTACCACTCCAACTCCTGCTAGACCCCGGGCCCCTCGCGTGATACGCTCCGTGGGGGGCTCGGCTGTGTGTTAGTGCCAATGGTGTACTGATTAGTTTGACTCCCAGCGCTCCGGCATGCGATGATCGCATATGCCCCCATCGAGGGGGTACCGTCAACCTGGGGAGTAACCGTGAAACTCAAGGGCAAGACCCAGATCACCATTCAAGTCGATGATGAGGCAGCTGAGGATGCGCGCCTAGTTGCGCGGAGGCGGGGTCAATCTCTGTCAGAGTTTATCCGCCGGGCCATTGACTGGGAGCTAAAGCGGGAGGCAGATTGTACCGTCCAGTAACATAGAACGCCGCGCCCTGCACTTCGGTGTGGGGCACGGCCGTGTGTCGCCCTGCGCGATTGCGCGCCCTCATGCGAACTTTTTGCTTCTCGTCGATATCCTGGAGAGGGGCAGGAGTCAACCGGATATGGGGGCGCGCATGATGATGCGATCGAGGGTTCTCCTCGATTAGGGATCAAATGGGATATTCGTCGATTCCCCCGCGGGGATAGTGGATGAAGTCAATCAACTTAGTACACTATGCCCCCCGTGCGTATCTACGTCAGGGAAAAAAACTCAGCAGCTCCTCAACTTTTCGCCGCGTCCGCCACGGCCGCCCGGACCGCCGCGACCGCCTCCTCCTCAGAGCAAACCACCTGGGCCACCCCACCAGCCGCACGGATCTGTCGGTGACGAAGTTCTTGGACCTTGGAGGTGTTGCTGCGTTTGTCTGGCATCTTGGTCTCAAGAGCTACAAAGAGACCCTCGGCGCAGACGATGATGTCGTTGAGGCCGGCCATGGTGAACTCGTTGCCGTGGACCTTGAAGCAGAACCAGCCCTCGAGACGGAGGCGTCGCTGGATCTTCTGGCTAAGTTTTGACTCAGGCTGTGACATGGTGTTCCTAACGTAGAGGTGGGGTGGGCCCGCACCCTAGTCCCGACCGAGGAAAAGAGAGGGGGGCCCACCCCGATGAGCACGGTGCGCGGCCGCCTCACGCATCAATGGTAGGGGCCAAGGTGTCTGGATGTCAAGGTGGGACCGGACTAGTGCTGCCAGCAGCCCAACCTATAGCCCCAGTCGAGGCCCCCGTGCTGGGCTGACAAAAGAACCCCGCCTGGCGGGGGAGTACCAGGCGGGGTCCCTTGGGGATCAGACGTCGGAGATGTCGAGCGACTCCATGTCCTTCTTGGAGCCCTTGCCCTTCTTCCCCTTCTTCCCCTTCTTGCCCTTCTTCTTCTTCGGCGACTCGGCCTCATCCTCCGCGTCGTCGTCTCCGGCCAGCTGGGGACCGCCCTCCTCGAACTCGTCGTCCGACGAGTCGTCCGCGATCTCCACCCCGTCCGCCAGTTCAGCGGCCGGGAAGACTGCGGCGATCTCGGACTTGGGCCGGCCCTCGTACTCGTCGTCTTCCATCGTGACGCCGATGTGCTTGCCCACGACCTTGTTGGGGTCGACCTTGACGCGCTTCTTGGGAATGTTGATCCCGCCGGCGGTCATGAGGTTCCGCACCTTCCAGAGCTGGTTGTCGGCCAGCTTGCAGCGGTACGGGTAGGAGTACTGCGAGTACTTCTTGAGCTTGATGGTGAACTCCCACTGGAACTCGCCAGAGTCCTTGACGGGCTTGTCCTCCACCTTGGTGACGATTGCCGCGTAGTCACCTTCCGGTACACGCTTCGGGTTGAACGCGCCCCGGTCCTTGACCTTGCTGAAGTCCGCGGCCTTTGCTGTGGCTCCCATGTAGGGTTACCTCACTTCTTTTTCTTGGTTTTCTTGGTGGGTTGTGGAATGGTGCCGGTACGCATGAGCGAAACCAGCTTGGGGATGGTGGGGCTTCTGATGGTGTCCGGCAGCACGAAGTCCGATCGGTACCCCGTGTCGTACTTGGCAGAGTCACCGACCCAGAGCCGTCGCTCTGCTTTTGGCTTGTCGGTGTCGCTCTCGATCCGAACTACATACAGCCGCCCGATCACATCCACGATCGAGTTGGCAGCCCCCTTTACCGCCTTTGGAACGTCGGGAACGTACCATGCTGAGTTGTCCTCGTAATCCTCATCCTCCTCACTGTCGTATGCCTCCATCTGCCGCTCCTGCGCCGTGAAGACGATGCCCTGCGGCAGATAGTGGAACTTGTTCATCATCTCCTTCATGAGTTCACCAGACTTACCGTAGTCCTTCTGGTTCACCATGCCGGGGATCCGGTCGAGGCTTCGTTCCTCCATGAGCTTCATGACGTGCTTGAGCGCCATGTTGTTCATCTTGGTGAGCCCGTCCACGCTGATCCAGTCGAAGGGGTGGCCCTCGCCGAACTCGCAACCCTTGAATGGACACTTGTTGACGTGTCGGACGAACTCGTAGACCTCGTCGATGTCACCCCACTTCCGAACCGGCCAGACGTGGGGGTTCTTTCGCTTCATCTCGTCAGCACCCTTCTCAGGGTCGATCACCAGCGTCTTGCCGATGCCTGCCGAGAGGGAGAAGTAGGTCTTCCCCTTCTTGTTGCGGGAGTAGATCAGGAACCGAGGACTACGCTGTCGATCAGCCGGCCGGTACATAGCCTCGGCGGCGATCTTGGCGTAGTCCTTCTCCTTCGTCTTGGCCATCAGTCCTCTTCCTTGTCAGTCTCACCAGCACGGTCGTGGTAGTAGGCCATGGGATCGCCCACCTTGTAGTTCTGTTTGACCAGTAACTTCGTGTTACCTCCCATGAGCTCGGCGGTACACAGATCAGTGTAGCTGCACATGAACTCGCAGTGTCGCCCGACGTTGCGTTCCACACCCTCTGACCAGTCGTACGTGTTCATGCGGTCGGCCGTTCGCATCGCCTCCAGCAGCACCTCCCGGGTCGTCTCCGGGTTGAACTCGCGCACGGCACGCAGGAAAAAGGGGGAGGTCTGAGGCTCACCCGGGACATAGCGAAGACTCTTGTAGTACCTGAGACGATCCTTGTAGACCTTCTTGTCAAGCCCGTACTCCTCGAGCGCCTTCTTGAAGGTGGGGTAGTCCGTCTCGGTGACGGTCTTGCTCAGCCGAGGATTCGACGTGTTGGCGTAGGCGAGCTTGGGAATCGTCGGGGGCTTCCACTTGAGGTAGTTCCAGATGAAGCCCTGGACGGGGAGGTCGTTCTCGAGGGCTACGAAGTTGTAGAGAGGCGCCTGGGTGTCCAGCGTGCGGTACGCCAACTTAGGCAGGGTCTTGTGTGTCTTGTGGTCGACCAGCCATATCCCGAACTGGTTCTCGACGAGAGCGTCGAACTTGATGCGGAGCAGCACTCCGTTGGGGAGCCGGGCTGTGAGCTCCAACTCCGTCTCGAGATACTTCCACGGATCGTTCTTGTAGTGCCAGAAGTAGGACTTCATGATCCGGTTGATCTCAGTGGGCATGTCGCCGTAGAAGTCTTTCTCCTCGTCGAACATGTCGTTGAACTTGGCACTGAGCTTCTTGTGCACAACCCGCCAGTCGTTGCCCTTGGCGTCTTCCTCCAGCAGGCGGTGTACCCACTTGCCTCGTTTGAGGGGGCCACCGAGCCGGCGAGGCTTCAGCCGGTGTACGTACTTGTACTCGCTCTGCTTGGGACAGCGACGAAACGCGGTCAGCATGGAGTTGGTGAGAATGGGAGTGCCATCGTCGGCCGGATACAACGGCTTGACCTCGGGCATGCCAAGCTCAGTGATCACGTGGACTTGCTCGTCCCGCTTCTTCTTCTTTCCCACGATGCTCCTCGGTCGGTCGATTCAGGCAATAACCCTATCGCGCAGGACTTGGGACGTCAATCACCAGACTCCGCGTCCGCCGCCCCCAGTTGCCGGAGTGGGAGACCCAGGCGCTCACGTTCAGCGTCGTACCAGGCGACGGTGCGCTCCGCCTCAGCCTTGGCCGCACGACCAACGTTGGGCATGTTTCGGCGCATTCCCACGAGCCAGTAGATCCACTCATGGACGCTGTCGTGGCAGTTGCTGCACAGCCAGGTATCAGCTCCGTACTGGATGTTACCGTAGAGCCGATTCTGCATGAACACTGGCTTGCTGTGATGGAACTCGGTCACGCTGGGTGTGGGAGCGTGGTAACTTACCAACACGCAGGGGTGGTCCCCGAATGGGGCCTGCTTGGGCTGCTGGTTAGTGCTCTGCCGCCATGTTCTGTGGCTTGTCTCAGTCATGCTGGTCGCTTCCTGCCTTTCGTCTGTGAGGTCATGTGCCATTGGCCACAGAACTCACATTGGTAGACCCGAGTGGGTTCGTTGCCCCGAGCCTTCTGTCGCCGATGCACGCTGAGGTTCTTCTGCACGCCAGCCAGCGCGATCTTGGCGTCAAGCTCCGTCGGGAACTTGGTCTTACCTCCGGTGCGGTAGCACTTCGGTCTTGCCATGATGATCAACTCCTTAGTGTTGTGGTGATGCTGCATAAGCATCATATCGCACTTGGATCGTGGTCCCTACCAAATGCCTAGGGATCGCCTGGATTGGGTGGAAGTGCGTCTTCATCAGATCACCCGAGCGGGGCTTCCTTGAGTGCTCAGGGCAGTAAGGGTCAACTCCCACAATGCCTCCACACCGACGATCGAGCGGGCAGGTGCACTCGTCAGTCTCGGGCTCTAGGTGGAAGTTTGAGCGTCGAGGCTCGTTCACTTACGTCCCCTCTTTCTCTTGCTGTTGGCGATTCTGGCCGCCGTCTTCTTGGACATGCCCTTGCGTCGCAGGGCCTCGTACTGCTTCGGCCGCTTGACGTTACCGCCCCGCTTGGTGCGGTAGCCGCCCTTTCTGTTCTTCTTCCAAGGCATAACTTCACTTCCTCCTCTTGCGTCGTCTCTTCCTGCGTTTCTTCTTGGGTTTCGGTGGAGGCAAGGGTACTCCGGCCCGCTCGTTACTGCCCCTCACTGAGGCTCCCCCTCACAGCAGTTGTGCTTGGTCTTGCAGATTGGACAAAGCCACCGAGTGGCCAGCGGGTCGAAGGTGGCCCCGCAGTTCAGGCAGACCATGAGTACACCTCCTCAGGACTAAGTTCTCGGGCGTCACCCCAGTGCTGCCCCACCTTCAGATCGGCGATGATTGGGACGTCGACGTGAACCCCGAACTTCTTGCGTAGTGGCCGGACATCTTCCATCGTGTCCTTGATGATCGGCAACGCGCGTGCGACGTTATCATCCCGTATCTCGAAGTTGATGGCGTCGTGCACCAGACCGATGCAGTGGCCCTGGATTCCCTTCTTACGGAACTTCTCGTTGATGCGGACCATGGCGAGAACCGCCATGTCCGACCCGAAGCTTTGAACGGGGCTGTTGATGGCCTGTCGCTCCGCCTCGGCGCGCACCCCCTCCTCGGGTGAGTGGATGTCAGGGAGGTGGCGGATACGACCGATGGGTGACTGCACCCTGCCGTACTTGTTGACCAGGCGACGCTGCTTGGAGTGCCAGGGCTGAAGGCCGGCGAAGTGGTCGAAGAACGCGGCTCGAACGGCTCGCGCCTCGTCCTCACTGAAAACTGCCCCATACTTCTCGAAGGCGGTGGCGATGAACTTGCGCCACCCCATGCCATAGACGAACCCGAAGTTCACTGCCTTGGCTTTCTTACGATCATCCTTAGAAACCTCAGAAGGAGGTATTCCGAGAACGTCGGCCGCAGTTGCTCGGTGTATGTCCGCCCCCGTCTTGTACAGATGAAGCATCCTTCGGTCTCGGCTGAGGTAAGCCACAATACGAAGTTCGATCTGGGAGTAGTCCGCCTCAACAAACGACCAGCCGGGAGGTGCACCGAATACCCCTCGAACGAAAGCGTCACGAGGCACTTGCTGCAGATTGACCCCTCGAGTCTTATCGCCCCGTACTGCGGATACTTTGTCCTCATCGTTTTTACCAGAGCTGAGGCGGCCCGTGACCGTCCCCGCCATCTTAAAGTTGGTGTGGATTCGATGGTTCTCATCGTACAACTCCGCATAAGGTTCGAAGAAGCTACTGAGTGTCTTCTGGTATTCCACCCGCTCCAGCATGAGAGGTACTACGGGATGCATGTCCTTGAGCGCCAGCATGACTGCCTCCTTCATGCTGGGATCGCCCAGGTCTCCGTTCGGTTTCTCCTTCCCGTACTCGAGAACGGGTAGACCAAGATGTTCGAAGAGCATCCACCTAGCGAAGTTGGAGGCGTTGAAGTTCGGCTCGGCGTAGACCGGCCCCCGGGTCTTAAGCACCTTCTGGATCGGCCACCCAGAAACCTCCCACCCGTTAACCGGGGGTGGCGCCTCTCCACCCGAATGTCGATAAGCATAGTCTTCAGGATTGATGTCCAGGCCCGCCTCGGCGAGAATCTTCTTCTCGACGTCCTCGAGCTTCTTACGCATGATGGGCGTACGTTCCTTGAGTCGAGGTACGTCCGTCCATACTCCGCGCATCTCAGAATGAACTAGGTCATTGACCCCGTCCATCATGATGTACTTGAAGATGCGGAGCAGGCGAGGCTGATCGGCGAGCTCCTCCTTGAGCTGAAGCTTGAGGAAGTACATGTACCAGGTATCAAGAACGTTGTACTCAAGGATGTCGGCGAGAGGCTTCTCAAGCAGGTTCTTCGTGTCGATGCCCCAAGGTTCCACACCCAGCCGAGACTGGCAGGCGGGCTTGAGCCCCTTCTGGATGTTCTCGTTGAGCAGGTGTAGCGCCAGCATGGTGTCGAAGGTGAACTTGATGTTGATGCCCAGCCACCTCAGCCACTTCGTGTCGTATGAGCCGTTGTGGGCGGTCACCTTCGGAATCGCCTCCAGCTCGGGCTTCAGATGCTGAAGGACGGCCCGCCACTTACGGCGCCAAGGTGACTCAGGATGGTAGAGCGGGAGAGCGAAGACGAACTGCTTAGGACCGTCGGGAGTGTCCAAGATGCAGGTGCCTGAGAGACTAACGATCTTGCCATCGCGCTTGTAGTAGTCGGACACCGTCTCGACGTCCCAGTTCAGATCCACCGTCATGGAGAGGATCTTCTTCAGCTTGTCGAGCTTCTCTCGGTCGTCGATGATGGCGTACTTGGGCTTCTTTATGCCGGAGGGACGCCCAAGCACAAGATTGGCGAAGAGACGCAGATCAGCCATGTAGCCAGGACGTTGACCTGGGTTTCTCTTGACAGATGCGGGGCTAATGGTAGGAACCACCTGAGCTCCGGAGGAGTGCGGGAAAACTCTGCCTCGGTACTTGGTAATACCACTATGTCCAAGTAGCGACAGGAGAGGCTCATTTCCGAGGGCCAGGATGAACTTGGGTTGGACACGGGCAATCTCCTGTTCCAGGTAGGTGCGGCAGGTCTTGACGTCAGCGTTAGACGCGTTCTGGTCGAAGGTTCGGCACTTGATGGCCTGGCTGTAGAAGATGTCTCGAGGGTCCAACCCCATGTCCGCAAGCTCGAGCTCGAGGTCCTCCTGGTAGGTCTTCGAGTTGGCCATCTTCGAGACGACCATGATGTCCGCGTTCTTGGGTCCGAAGCCGATCTGGCACACCACATCTGCCGTTTGGTGAAGCTTACACAGAGTGCAGTCCTTCACTCGGATGTCTTTCGCGATGCCCACCTGAAGATCTTATCGCTTGGGGATCGAGAAGTCAACCATCTGACAAACCTCGATTCCTGCCGCCTTCATCAACTCGAGCCCCTGCGTTAGACGATAGGGTTCAACGTAAGTTACCTTGATGATCCCCGCGTTGATGATAGAGCGCGCACATGAAGCACAAGGCTGGTGAGTGCAGTGCATCTCTGAATAGAACAGCGTCACTCCTACGCGACCAGCCCAGGAGATAGCATTCTGCTCAGCGTGAGCTGCCTGACACTGCTCGGTAGTGTGGATTACTGGAATCCCTGTGCCCTCCTGACGATTATCTCGACAATGAGGAAGGCCGGCAGGGGCCCCGTTGTAGCCCTGAACTAGCATTCGACCTGAGCGAGAGAGAACGCACCCGACGTGCAGGCGGGAGCAGGTCGATCGCTCAGCCCAGATGAATGCTGTCTGCATTAGCACCTGGTCTCTGCTGGGTCTCATGACAGCGCGTCCAGGTTGAATGCCGCGATGGGAGTACCCATGCCCATGTTCTTGGCATACTCCACCGCCCGGGCCAGGAAGGTGTCGTCCCCGACGAAGGCGTGGAGATTGGCGATCATGATGGTCATCTCACCGGGTTCCACACCGACGAAGTCCGCGACGTACTGGCACAGCCGACCCGCCATGTACACATCATCACGGAAGAACCTCACCAGGTCACAGGACCTCATGGGGTACAAGGTTCTGAGCCTGTTCTGTCGGTCCACCATGAAGTGGTACCCCAATGTGCACGGCACGCGCTTGCCCTCCCTAGCTGCGGTGAGATCCTCCGGGAACCACACCGGCAGATACGCCTGGCGGGAGAGAGGGTCCTTCGTGAGAATCTCCAGCAGGTCCTGAAGATCTCCGTAGGTAAACCGGATGCCTCGGCGCCCACTAATGTGCTCCTCGATGGTGCACCTCCCCTTGACCTCGCAGACCTGCTCGGCGTGCTTCGGCCAGAAGCGTTCGGGGTAGGTGTGGGAGAACTTCTCGTCCTCCTTGTGTGCTGCGTTCCCCTGCTGGGCGAAGGGCCAGTACTGTTCGGAGGGGGGTGGGTTGAGAGGTTCGCCGGAGATGCGCTCCTGGAAGTGGTCCTCCGCCCATGGCAGGTTTGGCTGGATCATCGACTGCCAGGCTGAAGCGTGGACCGGTACCTCGAAGTATTGGCTAAGGTGGTACAGCTCCCGGGTGACCATCTCTGGCCCGGTAGTCTTCTGGGCGTGAACGGACCCTCGGTCGATGGGGTTGGTGGCCAGCAGGTCCGAGGCAATCTGGCCAAAGGCAACCTCGAAGTGTCGGTTCGTGCGAATAGTGCTGATCGTGCTCAATGGATGCTCCTAGAAGTTGTCAGGGATTGATTCAGGAGGGCGGGACGGGTCGAGTGGGGTCACCCATCATCGTCGTCATCCGCCATCCCCTCGCCAGTGAACTCGGCCCCAGAAAGATCCACCCCCTTCTTCGTGAGCGAGTCGAACGCGAGTGTATGTGCGGGAACTGAGGGCAGGGGCTTGTACGCCTTGAAGAACTCCTTCTTCTTCCCCTCCTTTGGGCCCGACTTGTACCGAGACCAACCCTCGAACTGCTGGGCGAAGTCATAGCCGTTGACCTCAGTGTGCCAGCGTCGACGGATGCGTCGATAGGTGTTGTAGGTCATGTCGCCGTAGGTGACACCGTCCTTGTCCTCCTTGATCACCTTGGCGAGCCACTTCCTGCTGAGGCGAAGGGCCGGCGACGCCTTGATCTTCTCCTTCTCCGAATCCTTCAGCTTCTTGGCTGGCTTCATCATCAGACGACGGTACTTCTTACGTCGCTTCGGATCGGGATGGTTGAGGAGGAAGGCGAGGCTCTTGAAGTTGTGCCACTGAATGGCCTCGTTCATCCAGACGAAGCGGATGTCCTTCACGTCGATGCCCATGGCGTCAGCCAGGACCTTGCCGGCCATCCATGCGACGGTGAGGTCAAGAGCGCCGATGTAGCCGAGGTAGGACGTTCGTGAGTACAGCGTGATCTGGGGAGCGGGAATCGCCTTGTAGGAAAGGCCCAGCATGCACGACCCCCAACGTCGTGTCTCCTTGTTGGAATGCCCCGTCGCCTCACCTCCGCGGGCGGCCACCGTCTTCGTGCGCAGCAGGCAGATGCCTCGCTTCTTGGTACCGATCTTGGAGGTGATCTGGTTGAGCCACGCCTGAAAGTCGTCGGGGTCGATGTACTGGTTGACCATCATGGTCCATCGAGACTTCGTCAGCCACATGTCCTTCATGTCGAAGTCCCACTCCATGGACTCGGCCTCAGCGATGATGTTGTGTATCTGCACGTCGACGCTGGAGATTACGTCCAGCTCGTCGGGGCCAGCGTCGATTAGAGCGGTGCACATCGTATCGTGCAGCTCGGTCATGGTGTTCGCGTGGAACATTCTCATTCGGGAATACCCCATCCTCTGTCTCGAAGTAGACCCTCGATGTCCGGGGGGGTCCATCCCGGTGGCTTGATTACGTCCCAGAGTCCACCACGGTCTGACTGCTCAGCGGAGGTGGCACGTTCCTTGGTGATGTTGGCGGCCTGCACGCGTTCCCACCCCTCCTGCCAAGGGTAGCCGTGAACGTGTGCCGCCCCAAAGGTTACGTACGCGAGGTCGAGTAGGGAGTCGAACATCTTGGCGTGATCGGGATGCCTGAACTTCTCTTGATCCACGATCTTGAAGTTGAAGCCCCCATCAGGCCATGGCTGAAGTTCCACTCCCTGAGCCTCGAGATACTCCTGGAGCTCCTCCAGCAAGAACACCATTCGGAACATCCGAAGATCCGTGTCAGGGTGTCGGGGGTATGGCCCCTGATGGGTCACACTTGGCAGATCGAACTTGGCGTGAAAGTCGCCAACGTCGTCAAAGTTGGATTGGTCGGTCAAGTTCAACTCTCCTCTGGATGGTGTGGATGATCAACGATCGGGGGTCAAACTGAGGGTCGGTGTAGTCGTAGATCCAGACGTTCTTACGTTCAAGAACGTGGTCAGTGACCGCCTTGTTCAGGTAGGCCCCGTAGATGGCTCGAATGGTGGCCCTCTCTCTGACCACGAGATTGTCCTCGTCACCAACGACATTTCTCCACACCGCCTCGAAGGGTGGGAGGCAGTAGATGAGAACTGGCCGAAGGCGGTAGAACTCATCGAGCCAGGAGTGAAACCAGTGGAGGTCGTCGAAACCCGGTTCGGAATGGTCACGAAGGATGGGGCCGTAGATCGGCTCGGAGATAAGGCGGTGGCGGTCGAAGATGGTGTTCTGCCAGCCCTTCTTGACGTTCTCCTCAGTCCACCTCTTGAGGTCGACCATGGCCTCAGCGTCC